TTTTAATCCATTGGTCATAGGTTCGACCCCTATACGGTCCACCAATTAATATAGGTATAAGTATGAAAGTTAATATTGGTCCTTACAGAAAAAATAGAAAGATTGATGTTCGCATTGATCCTCACGATACGTGGAATATGAACTCCACTCTAGCCTATATTATTCTTCCTATGCTCAAGCAGCTAAGAGATTCGAAACGCGGCTCTCCTCTTATGTCCGCACATACACAAACTTCAACAAATTCTACACAATTTTGTTTCGACTTCTATGAAGAAGGAGATGCTTATGCCTGGGAAGCTGGGCATAAGCAATGGGAAGAAATAATGGACAAAATGATCTGGGCATTTGAACAGGTCAATATTGATTGGGAAAAACAATATGAATCAGGTGAAGCAGACTTAACTTGGGAAAAAATTGCAAACACTGATTTTAGTGAAATAAAACACGGTCCAAATCATACTTACAATTATGATTTTGAAGGCGTTAAAAAACATAGTGAGCGAATGCAAGAAGGGTTTGATCTATTTGGTAAATACTACATTAATCTGTGGGATTAAACATGAAAAAATTTATTATTAAAGATCCTGTTGGAATTCTTGTCGTAGACGGCGAATGTGATGTTGAGATAAGCGTTCCTTCTCATTCAAATTTAGATCATATTCTAGAATCATTTACTCTGTTTCTTAAAGCATCAGGGTATGCTGTTGATGGACAATATTTAGATCTACTTTACTACGATGATTTAAAATGAAAACTGTTTTTATATTTGACGTTGATGGAACTCTAGCAAATCCGCATGAAGCTATAGACTCTAAGTTCATGCACTGGATGGAGAACTGGGTTCAAAAGAAAGACGTGTATCTTTGCACCAATAACACGTATACCAATATAGTTCCAAGGCTTGGAAGAAAGTTGGTGACTGGTTGTAAAGCCGTCTTTACTTCTGGTGGAAATTCTATTTGGATGAATGAAAGAGAAGCTAAGACGAGCGAATGGAGACCATCTTCTGAACTAGTAACGATGCTAACTGAGATAGTAAAGCAATCTAATTTTAAGATAAGATCCGGTGCAAACATTGAATATAGAACTGGTTTGATTAGCTTCTCCATCTTAGGCAAGAACGCTTCTAAAGAAGAACGCCAACGATACATTGAGTGGGATAAGACGAATAAAGAACGCCGTAAAGTTGTGCAGCAGATAAAGGAGCACTTTCCTAACTTGAATGCATTTGTAACAGGAGACACCAGCATAGACATCTGTGAAAAAGGACATGACAAGTCTCAAATATTGAAATACTTCAATAATGGAGAACACATAACATTTGTAGGAAATGAAACTCATGTACTTGGAAATGATCGCCCATTGACGGAAGCTATGTACAATAATAATAAAATAAGATATACTATACACTCAGTAAAGAACTGGCAAGAAACATACGATTTTCTGAGGAAGATAGCATGATGATTTTTACTTACCCTAACTACAAGTCAAAGAAATCTAAGATGACTAAAGCTGATAGGGAACAGTTGAATGAATACAATGATTGGCGTATTAAAAATAAATTACCACGTGTTACTTCACTAAAAGCTGAAACATATACACGTAAGTTTAAGGAGTACAAGCCGAAAGCTTCAGAACATCGTACTACTGAACATATCAAATCAGTAGAATCAAACGGAATAGCTGTGTGTGGTCGTAGTTCCATTATGGATCCAATCAACCTTAACCGTGAACCGGAACATGTTCGTGAAGCTATTCTTGCTAAGAGTAAGAGAATTGCTCAGATGTATAACAAAGGTGGATATCAGTACATTACTGACGACATTGACGTAAAAACTATTGGAACACGCAATCGTCGAATGTAATGTACTTATTTTACACTATAAATTACTATTATAGTGTACTTGAAGGGTGCTAGTGACCAACACTAGATTTTTATTGTTTGGAGATTATGTTTATGACTAAGACTGAAAAGCTTCTCAACGCGTTTGAGAATGGTGCTCGTTTGACCAGCCGTCAGATTACTGCGCGCTTTGGACTAAAGAATCCAACGGCAGCTATCACTGCTCTTCGCCAGGAAGGTTATTCCATCTATTTTAATCGCCGCAAGGCTAAGGAATCGTTTTTCAAGATGGGTGCACCTACACGCAACGTAGTAGCAGCAGGTTATCGAGCTCTAGCAAATCACGTCTAAAGTGATAGAAGAGGGGCTTCGGCCCCTCTTCTCTTTAAAGGAATAGATCTATGCCAATTGCAACAGACGAAGTATCTAAAAACGCAATGGGTGGTACTGAGCGTATGAAGTTTACGCTCGGCCAAAAGCTTGACCCAGAAATTCTAGATAAGTTTCAAATCATTTGCTCTCGAGTTAGAGACATTGATTCGTCACTCATTCCTATTTACTGGCTTCATGATTTGCCGGGTGATCCAGAATCTGAACACCTCCAGGCTGGAGGATACACTAAGTTTGAAAAGCTTGTGTTTGTATCAAACTGGCAAATGCAGTCTTATATCAACCACTATAAGATTCCTTGGTACAAGTGTCTTGTATTGCAAAACGCAATAGAACCCATTCCAGCTATTGAAAAAAAGTATGATAAGATCAAACTCATCTATCATACAACTCCTCATCGTGGATTGCAACTTTTAGTTCCTGTATTCATCAAGCTTGCCGAAAAATATGATAATATTGAACTAGATGTATTTTCTAGTTTCAAGATCTATGGATGGGAGCAACGTGACGAACCATATAAAGCTTTGTTCGATCTATGCAAGGAGCACCCAAAGATTAACTATCATGGGTATCAACCAAACGAAGTAGTACGAAAGGCTTTACAGGAAGCTCACATCTTTGCTTATCCATCCATGTGGCTTGAAACGTCTTGTATCGCTTTGTTAGAAGCTATGAGTGCAAAGTGTCTTTGTGTTCACTCCAACTATGGTGCGTTGTATGAGACTGGTGCCAACTTAACATGGATGTATCAGTATCAAGAAGATCCACGAGATCATATCGTTTCATTCTATAATGAACTTGATAGAGCAATCTCAAACGTTCAAAACGAACACCTCATTCAATCTTTAGATTCAAATAAATCTTTTGTAGATGCAATGTATAACTGGGATCGGCGAGTCTCCGAATGGAATGCATTGTTAACAAATATTCTTAAAAAGAAGAAGCTTATCTAATGAGAAACGATGATAAAATTGTAGCTGAAAAAATGATAGGACTGGAACCTATCATCAAGCAAGAGATCTCATCTAAAACAGATGGCACTTTGGTTAAGTGTTTGAATTGGTATTCTTACATGTCTGATGAAAAAGATACAGACAGATGGATTACTGATTATATGAAAAAGAACGGCTACGATAAGAAGACAATTGCACATGTTATTTCTTCTCCATATAATTCTCAAAAAAAGACAGCGTCTGCTCTTTGCAGAATGTCTAATAATGGAACTGTGTTTACGGGAGAACTGACTAACGTCGTTTCAGATAAACTTAGTCATGTATTGAAGAACAATACATATGTAGAAGTAGAACCTGTTCCTACTGAAAACGTAGTGTCTATTCAGGATAGGATTCGTTCTATTGCTGAACGACATATGACAGTCCTTGACGAAATTATTGAAGTTTGGTATAAAGATCAAAAGAGTAAGATAGAATTTTCTTTGTATGATTACATTCAAAAAGAGCAATTGAATTCTCAGGTATGTAATCACATCAAAGCAATGATTAAGAGAAGCTATCTTGATGAGTTTGAAGAAATGCTGGAAGGTAAAGACGAGTGTTTAAACGAAGGATATGCTTTTCTTTCCAAAACACGTAAAAAGCAGATCCATTTAGCTTTGACCGGCTGTGTTTCTGATATTGAAAGATATGTTGGTAATGCAAAATCGTCTAAGCCAAGACAACCAAGGAAGAAGAAACCAGTATCAGTAGAAAAACAGATAAATAATCTAAAGTATCAGAAAGAATTTAGTAAATTGAAAATCAAGTCCATCGATCCACAGATGATCGTTGGAGCACAACAGCTTTGGATCTTCAATACAAAAACAAATCAACTTACGATGTTCAATGCGTTAGGACCATCTGGGTTTAGTATTAAAGGTACAACGATACAAAACTATGATCCAGATCTTTCGGTTAAAAAGAAACTACGTAAACCAGATGAAACTCTTCAGAAAGTTCTAGATGGAGGAAAGATAGTACTTAAAAGGTTAATGACCGAACTAAAAACAAAACCAATTGAAGCCAATGGTCGACTTAATGATGACACAATAATTCTAAAAGCAATTAGATAGGAGCTTTCATGGCAAGACCAAAGAAGGAAAAACACAAAGATAACATTGTTGTCTTTCCAAGAGTAAAACATGATGTTCCTCCTCAAACTGTTGAAGAGCTCAAACGTAAAATTACTTTATCAAGAATGGAAATAGCTGACGTCTTAGCCGAAGAGATGACTAAGGAAAATTTAAGAATAATGATAGACAACGGTTATCACATAGATCACACTAAAGACATTGCTTTCTTGATGACTACCATTAAATCAATTTTATTGAGATACGACCAAATTGAATATCCTATTCAAACTATAATTGATGAGCAATTAACTTTTCTTAAAGACGAAGAACTCTACAACGAAGAAGAATAAACACTGGAGATTATGATGATTATCCTTGATTTAAATCAAGTCATGATTGCGAATATAATGGCGCTTTATGGTAAGCACTTGGGCAAGACTCCCATTGAACTTGATTTGTTTCGCTCAACTACATTAAACACTATTAGATCTTTATATAAAAAATTTACACCAGAATACGGTGAACTTATCATCGCCACAGATGGCAAAAGAAGTTGGCGAAAAGATATCTTCCCACATTACAAAGCTAATCGCAAGAAGAGTCGTGAAAAGTCTGATATTGACTGGGGTCTTATCTTCAATAACTTGAATACAGTTCGTGAAGAACTCAAAGAAGTATTCCCTTATCGTGTTATTCACATAGATCACGCAGAAGCAGACGATATCATCGGTACACTTGTTACAGAGTTCTCCAATAGAATTCTTCCTAAAAAAGAAAATATCTTGATCCTATCTGGTGATAAGGACTTTATTCAGCTCCAATCCTATAATAGTTCAGTTTCGGTGAAACAGTTCGATCCTATAAATAAGAAGTATATAGCTATTGATGATCCAAGAATGTTTATGAAAGAACACATTATGAAAGGAGACGTAGGCGATGGAATACCTAACTTTCTTTCTCCTGATAATAGTTTCGTCGATAGTATTAGGCAGCGTCCGGTTACAAAGAAGAACTTATCAGAATGGTTACAAAAGAAACCAGAAGAATTTTGTGACGAAGAAATGCTTCGTAACTATAAAAGAAATGAAGCATTGATTGATTTATCAATGACTCCACAATCCATTAAAGATAAAATTATTCATGAATTTGAAACACAGTCCGGTAAAGATAAGTCAAAGCTTTTCAATTATTTTATTAAAAATAAATTAAAAGTATTGATGGAATCTATTAATGATTTTTGAGGTATAGTTTAAATGAACAAATGTTTGTATGATATTCTGAAAGAAATTTCAGAACTTTCTTCTAATAAAGAAAAAGCTCAAGCTCTTTCAACTAACCGATATGCTGAATCGTTTAAAATTATTTTTAAATCAATTTATGATCCACAAATTAAATGGCTTCTACCAGAAGGTGATCCACCTTACAAGCCATGTGAGTTCTTAGATGTTGAAGGAAGATTTCTTTCTGAACTAAGAAAGCTATACCTCTTTGTAGAAGGAGGGAATCCAAACCTAACTAATCTAAGAAGAGAGAGTTTGTTTATCCAAATGTTAGAATCGATTGATCCTAAAGATGCTAAACTCCTTTTAGCGATGAAAGACAAAAAGAGTGCATTTAGTGGACTGAACAAAACCATAATTCGTCAAGCGTTTCCTGATCTGAATATTTAACGAGGAGAAGATGAGTAAGTCATATAAAGAACAACGTCAGAATAAAGAACAAGATTTCGTAGATCATAAGCCTAAGCATGCGTATAAAGTTAATAAAAATCGTAAAGAAAAATTTATCCATAATGCTTTGAGGTCTAAGAATCTTTTAGATTTAATTAAATATTCTGAGGAAGAATAATATGCCGACATATTCTTTTCAAAACAAAGACACACAGGAGGTATTCGACACATTCTTTAAAACAATAGCTTTAAAAGATGAATACCTTGAGCAGAATCCCAACATTCAACAAATACACACTAGCTCTATTGGAGTGGTAGATCCAGTAAGACTAGGTTTAAGGAAACCGGACGATGCTTTTAGAGACA